AAGTAACATAATCTTGGTATATTATACGAAACGGTATAATTAAAGCTTTGTATCTGTTGGGTTTTTCTTTGAAATTGGCTTAACACTAAAAATCTGCATCTGTGCACCAAACTTGGTTTGTGATTCTACAAATTGAATTTCGACTTCTTGGGCATTGTCTGCACATTCAACAAGGACTGCTTGAATCTGTTCTACTGGCATAACTCCAGATCCAATGGATAAGTTATAGCGAACTGGTGAAAATACAGTTGTAGATAGATAAACCTTTTCTACACCGTCTTTCTCAGTCTTATAGGCAGTTGGTAAAATTGTGCGTGTATTGAAATGAACTTGCATGGTTAAAGCCTCCTCAGGCAACTAAATGTAAACGCTCATTTGGCGTGTATGGTGAAACAGGAATTTGATAATCTGGTGGCAATTGATCGCACATCTTGAGTTCTAAAAGACGTACAAATGGAATGACCTTACCGTTAGGATTCTTATGTAGGTTTTGGAGGTGTGAACGGCTGATACCACAGCTAATAAGTTCTCTTTCACGTTTATAAAATCGTGATTCAAGATGACGAGATTTAACTTTGATATAACCATCGATACGTAAAGAACGATAAAAATCGAGTGCGTTATAAGCCTTTGTATAACTTGGATTTCCTTTCTTTGTATAGGAAACCAATTTAGATTTAAGGAGATGTTCTAATTCATCATCACTAGCGAAGTTCATGTACTCACCCTCCATTGTCTTAAGGATTGGGTCAAAAGCTACGTGCCAGAGGCGTAGCAATAAATCTGGCTGTTGTTTCTGCAACTCTATAAGTTGCCAAATGTTTGTTGGATAACCATTTTTGGTTAGATAAGTCTTAGAAATCCGAGCTTCTTTACGGATAATTGCATTAGCAAAAGGCAAAGCATCATGCATAGCACATACAAGTGCTTTAGATCGTGGACAGCCTTTATCGGCTAGTTTTTGAATTTTATTTAACTGACTTTTTACTTCTTCGAATTTGCCGTAAGCCTTTGGACGTACACTGGCACCATCATTACCCCAAGAAATATAGTTGTTATATTTAACTTCTCTAGCTTTACGGTGACCCGATGCAAGACTAGCCATATAGTCCAATACTGGTTGAACCATATTCTGATGCGGAAGCCTAAATAAATAAGTCGTATCGAGACATGAAAGCTCAGTGTTAGGAACATCAAGAATGGGTGCTAGTTTAGGGAAAGCTGTAAGCAACATACCAATCATGTGATATGTACCAAGTTCAAGTGAATCAAAGCCATAAACATTATGACCTTGCAACAATTTCAAAGGCGATCCCTTAATCTCAACGTATGGCGGTGTGTTAGTTGTACTTGTATAAAACTTAATGGCCATATCAGTAAAATCACTTGGAAGTGATTCATATGGGTGATAAAGCTCCCCTGTTGTTGTATTGCCATCATCATCTTTACTGACATGTCGAGTCGCAGCAGGCACACCATAATCACGAATATCACCGTTAAACCAATAACGATTATCGAGATTACATACGTGTGTCGGAATGATCGGAATCATTAAACGCTCGAAATCTAGCATGATAAATCACAAATTCATAAATCACTTTTAACACATAAAAACATAAATCACATATGAATTCAATCATAAATCACAAATTCATTTAGAATTAAGTGATTTTTAAAAGGATTATCAAATGGCTAAGACATTTCGCTTTACAGATGAAGAAGAACAGGCTTTGAATGATGTGGCTTTGCGGTTAAATAGAGATCTAGTTAAAGCAGGAAAAAAGCCATTGAGAGATACAGAAATCTTCCATGAGATTATTAAACAGACACTACTTGAAGGGATCGTTGAAGTAAGTAGAGATGGAATGGTTAAAGTCGAAACAAAAAAATAAATATATTGATCAAAATATAATCAATATCAGGATTAAATGATAAAGTTTCTCATCTTCCCTGTAAGCTCCGTTATATATAGCTCATAGAGGAAATGACAAAAAACTTTGGACAGTCAGGCACACTATTAGATAGCAGTGTGCCCTTTCTCAAATCTCGTTCTGCTCTGCTCAATCGTGCGGTCGAACGTCCCTCCTCCCTTTCTCAATCACAGGCAGAACAAGCAATGGAAAAAATTATTATTTTAATAATTGCCTTATCTATAATTTTTTTAATTTATAAACTCAAAAAGAAAAATTTAACGCTAAAAGAAATAACAAAAAAAACCTTTCCAAAACATATAATTATAGAAAAGTTCGACACGGTAATGATATGTGAAATAAATCATAGAAATGAACCAGATGAACTGGCATTTCTTAGATTAAATACAAATAGACCAAAGACAATAAAAAAAGAAGGAAAACGCTTAAAAGTTGAATATCAAAGAATACCAACGAGTACAGAGCTTAAAAGAGATCTAAAACAAGTAATCAAATGACTGAAATCGCATAATGCAGATTGATGTTAAATGCACTGCATTTCTGAAAAAAGAAAATGCCATTTTCTGATTGGGAAAATGACATTTTAATAGGTTGCAGTGCAAGTAACATAATCTTGGTATATTATACGAAA